CCAATCTAACAAGTATGGCAAGATTAATATGCGCCAGCCCCTGGCCATACGAGCTCTCCAAGGCCAGTGTAACAATTTTATTCGATATTCATATGGACTATTGTCCATATTGCCGTCAGGCTCTTTCCATGGCCCGCCTGGTTTGTTGGCCCAGTGTGTTCCGTATAACATTTCAGGATGTAACCTGCCCCGACTAAAATACGTGTCGTGCCCGATAATGGATTCAGGTAAAGGAATTGTATATCCTATTTTTGCCAATCCTCGAAATCCCAAACAGTTTCTAATAGTTTGTTTATCAGCAAACGGTCGACCTGATCCATCACCTAACACAATTTCTTCTTTGTGAGCCTTTTGATCTTTAAACCACTGTGGCATGTGATTAAAGACTGATTCAGGAGCAGAACAATTTAAATATTGTATTTCGGGGTCGTGACAATACTCCCAAGTTAGATAATCTGTTACTTGGATGTCCTGCATTACCAGGCTTTAAGTATGACCAAGTTTTCAGTTCCGCGTCCATTGAACGGGGTTTCAGTTGTGGTAAGATCTTTGTAGATCTTACGTGCTGCCGGCTTGCCTGCGGCTTGCACAGACTTTACAACATCTGCTGGCTTGCGCACAGTTTTTTGCATGGTCTCAATGGTGCTAAAACCAATGATGCTGTTTGACTTCACAGTGAATGCCTGTGTGTGACTGTCAGCCACCAGGTGAATCAACTTGCGCTTTTTGGTGTCATATAACCAGGCTTCGGCTTTGTCCACAAGACTTGCGGCTGGCAAACCTTTGAGCTTGAGCTCAGCAAAGTCCATTAACACTTTGAACTTGGCGGCACGTTTCTCAGGTGGCACTGATTTGACCTTGCGTGGCTTGCGTTCCACTTTCTTGATCTGCACATAAGCACCACAGTCATTTATCACTGCTTCGCAGAACTTCACAAGATTACGCATTTGGATCTTGCTGAAGTTGCCGTAACCCTCAACCAACTGTGCATCCTTGCCCTCAATCACTGTTTCAAATTCTGCAAGTTTAGTTTTCCAAATATTAGCAATATCTGAAATCATTTGAGGTGCTACATTTAGGCCACGGATCACCATGATTGGCTTGTAGTCTGCTGACATTTTGGCGCCTGCTGTCACAAACTCATCAAACATGCCATCCAGTTCACCAGCACACTCGCTGACCTTTTCACGCAACCGGTCTTGAATGTTGGGCTTGGCCGCAACAGGTGCGGCTTCTGCTACCACCACTTCGGGTTCACGTGCAGTTAATATTTCTTGTATATAGCCTTCTAACCGAACTGTCTCAGTGTCTGTGAGTTCCAGTCCTACCATGCTCATGCGGCACAGCCATGCAGTGGTCAATCGAATTGCTGAATCTGGCACACCTTTTAGCGCACGAACATCTGCTTTGCGGCCATTGTGTTCCAAGTATGCCACCAGCATTTCACGGGCATCCTTTTTGCCATAAAAGTAATTGTACCAGCTAAAGGCAGCACTCAGTTGGCTGGTGCGATCGTCTGTGGGTTGCACACGCCATGCAGGTTCCAACCCTGTGTATTTGGTATCAGGACTGCGGGGATTCAATGGCTTGACAACTATTCGTGTGGCGTTCATGTGGGCTCCTGGTGAATTTATACGTAATTATAGCAGAATTGGATTTATTGGTCAACCCCAGAAAAGGTAAACCCAAAGTACTATAAATATACCATGCCCCGCCTAAGTTTATACCGCCCAAATCGCACCAGAGACTATCAATTTCTGGACCGCACCATACGTGAAATGTACACTGTTGGTGGCCTTGACATCTACATTCACCGTTACATGGGACCGCAAGCGGGAGGTAATGATTCGGCCTTGAGTGGCAACTTTGATGCCACTCAACCCACATACGCAGATGTGGATGTGCTGAATATTCAAGATTTGCTGTTGCTAGAAAACCGTGATAGAATATATGATCCTGATGTGTATGTCATGCGCGGTGTATACAACACACAGGATGTGGACTTTGATTTAACACAATTTGGGTTGTTCTTAAACAACGACACCATATTCATGACCTTTCACTACAACACCATGATTGACACATTTGGTCGCAAGCTCATGAACGGTGATGTGATAGAGATTCCAAACCTAACAGATTATCATCCGCTGAATCAAAACATACCACGGGCACTGCCCAGATACTATGTGATCCAGGACGCAGACTTTGCCAGCGAAGGATTTTCAGTAACTTGGTTGCCGCACTTGTGGCGTGTAAAATGTACGCCCATGAAAGATCAACAAGAGTTTAACACTATTACCAACAAACCATTTGTGCAAGAAAACATCTGGGATCCAGGCAACTTTTATCCCACTGGTACCGTTGTGAACTACGGTGATACCTACTATCAAGCACAAAGCAATGTGCCTGCTGATACTGATATCACCAATGCTACTTTCTGGCAAGAGTATACACCAAACACCATCAGTGACGTACAAGGCACTCGTGAAAAAGACTACGAAATCAATGATGCCATCTTGGCACAAGCAGATGCAGAAGTTCCGTTGTCGGGCTATGACAATACCACGTTCTACATTGAGCCCACTACCCCCACCGGTACACCTGCTAATCCCACCAGTTTGACTGCTGACGAAAGTCTCACTGTAGATGGTACACAAGGCGGCATGAGCACCACACCCACAGGCGAAGGCTATGCCTCAGGGTACCTCACTGGCGGCGGTGCTGCACCCAATGGTTTGCCAGTTACTCCTGCTGTGAACTTTCCGCCAAATCCTGTCACAGGTGCTTATGTGCTACGCCTGGACTACAAACCCAATCGCTTGTTCCGTTATGATGGTGTACGTTGGGTCAAAGTTGACGACAAAGTCAGAACCAATCTCAACAATGGTCCAACAAATAAAACACTGCGCAGCGGCTTCGTAAATAACACTGCTACTGTCAATACCAAAGACTTGGGCAACATTCCAAGTCGTCAGAGTTTGAGCGAAATTCTTCGTCCCCGAGCAGACAATGGTGATCAAGGTGGCTTCTTACCGCCAGGAACATAATGCAACAATTTTTTTATGACGAACAGATACGCAGATTCTTGTTGCAGTTTACAAGAATCTTTTCAGGCTTTCAAGTGGAGTATGCCAACGAAAACGACGGAGTAAATGCTGCCGCACTGATACGTGTGCCTGTGCGATATGGTGACGCTACTCGCAATGCACAAACTATCATACAAGAAAACAGTCGCAACAGTTTGCCATCAACTCCGTTGATGACATTTTACATCACTGGCTTGGATTACGAACAAAGTCGCATGCAGGATCCTTACTTTGTGAGCAGAATCAATGTGCGTCAACAAACATATGATCCAGCCACAGAGACCTACGAAACCACACAGGGTAATGCGTTCACAATTGAACGACTCATGCCTGTGCCGTTCAAACTCACCATCAACTTGGACATCTGGACATCAAACACCAATCAGAAATTGCAAATCTTGGAACAGATTCTCACACTGTTCAATCCCAGTTTGGAAATACAGAGCACAGACAACTACATTGACTGGACCAGTTTGAGTGTGATGTACCTGGATCGCACCACTTGGAGCAGCCGCACAGTGCCCATTGGCACAGAAAATCCCATTGACATTGCTACACTACAATTCAGCATGCCTATCTGGATATCACCACCTGCCAAAGTGTTGAAACTGGGTGTGATTGAACGTGTGATTGCATCAATGTACGATGCACAGGGCGACCTGAACAATGCCATCGACAATGAAGATTTGTTGATGGGCACTAGACAAGTCATCACTCCATTCAACTGGGCCACTGTGTTAATTGGCAACAAACTACAGTGTTTGCAACAACAATACTTGTCGCAAGAACCCAGCAATGATTCTATTGCACCTACAGAAATTGTACCCGACTCAAACTTGCTGTGGCCAGCCGTGATTGACTTGTATGGATCACTGCGTCCCGGCATCAGTCAGATACGACTAATCCAGCCTGACGAAACTGAAGTTGTAGGTACCATTGCACTAGACCCCAACGATGACAGATTCTTGTTGTTTGATGTGGATATTGATACCACTCCACAAAACACCCTGGATCCCATTGACGCTGTGATTAACCCGCTGACGTCTGGGCCTGGTGACGGCCTAGACTCTGCACTAGAAGGCCAACGTTATTTGCTTACTGAAGACACAGGATCCTTAGACAATCCCAATCCAGCCAGTGCTTGGGTTGGTGCCAATGGTCGCGGATTAGTGGCACAGGCCAATGACATTGTGCAATACAGCAACAACTACTGGCGTGTGGTGTTCCGTGCTGCCACAGAACCCAACAACATCCAATACGTCACCAACATTACCACAGGTATTCAATACAAGTGGGTGGGCAATGCCTGGGTCAAAAGTTATCAAGGTGCATATCCAGGAGGCACCTGGAGGATTGTGCTGTGAAGGCAGTGGGAGTTTGGTTTCGCAGCAGTGCCACAGGACGTTATCTATATCTACTACGCAATGACACACGACACCCTGGTTCATGGGGCTTGCCTGGTGGCAAGGTAGAAACAGGCGAAACATTACTGGGTGCCATGGAACGTGAGTGCATTGAAGAACTGGGCAGCATGCCTGAATATCAACGCCTGGTTCCATTGGAAAAATTCACATCATCGGACGGTCAATTTGAATACAACACCTGGGTGTGTGTTGTGGCTGATGAGTTTGTGCCTGTGCTGAATCAAGAACACATGGGCTATGCCTGGATTGATCGTGGGCAATGGCCCAGACCCATGCACCCTGGCCTGTGGTCAACCGTGAACATAGAAGCAGTACAAAGCAAGATAGACACTGTAGAGCGGTATCTTGCTTTGAGTAGTTAAGCCTGGCTTTCTTGGAAACTCAACTGAATCTCACCCACCGGGTTTGATGTAGTACTCAGTGCTGTGATCACCACAGCCAGAACTTCTGGACCGTTGGGGTAAGTTCCTGTTCCAGGAATTGAACTTTGTCCAATCTGTTTGATCTGTGAAAGATTCAAATTATTAGTTCCGGTGGCGTTGATAGGGATAGCAAACAGTCGTTCACCACCAGTGATGTCTGCTGACACCGCAGCCACTGTCAAGTTCAGATCGTTGCCCGGAGTTGAGCCGCCCAGAGCATTACCAAGAATCTTCAAGGTATCGCCCACAGCATAACCTGAACCAGGATTTTGCACTGAAATACTTGTGGTAGTGGTTGAATAAGTTGTTCTCAACGCTTGCAACTGCACAGTCAAGTTGGCACCTGTGCCAGAACTTGATACCACCGTTGGGGTCAAGTTAGCAAAAGTTTTAATACTGCCTGAACTGACCATGGTACCTGAACGAGAGAAACCACCTGTGGTGTTCAGCGGTGCGGCTTGCACCCCGCCTGTGGTTTCGTTGTTGTATCGCGGAGCAACTGCAAACTGTGTAAAGCTAGGTTGGAAACCACCACCAGCATTGTTCAAGCCAGCCCACACTGTGTTGGCTGAATCAATGTTGTTGGGATTCAAAATACCGGTCACAAGATATCGCCCTGTACTCACGTTCACTGTGAGTGTTTCCAGTGTCAACTGCGCACGATTGATAAGATCGCGCACACCCAAGTCACCAATCACACCATTGCTGACACTGGGTGCTAGACGCATCAAGAATGCTGTTTGGCTGGCACCAGTTGTGGCTGGCAAACCGTAGTTGCTGCGATTGTATGTGAATGAGAATCCTTCGTCACCGTTGAAGTTGCCGTCCATGATAACCGCACTACCCCAGT